GGATATCCGGCACGATGCTCCGCGCCATGTCGGCGCTGGCCCGCAGGTGCTGGATGCCCAGGAGCTGGCTGTCGTAGGCAATGACCATCAGGTCCACCACCTCCGGGGGCGGGATGCGCTGGCCGGTCTCATAGGCCCGGATGGAGCTGTCCGAGATCCCCAGCTTTTCCGCGGCTGCTTCCTGGGTCAACCCCTTCGCCTCGCGGGCGATTTTGTAGATATTCCGCCTGTCTTGCGGCATGGTAATCACTCCTCCCTGGGGGTACAATATTGGCATGAGGTCAGACGGCCGCCTCGAAAAGCGCCGCCTCGGGAATCTGGTCCATCCGCCCATTCTGGCGGAGGATCAGGATGGTGGGCTCGTGGCCCCGGAGGGTCAGGCGCACCGCGTTCTTGGTGACTATCTCGGCGCACTGCACCTTGTCAATGTCATAATGGTTCTCAATCCAGCGGCCAATCTGCCGCTGCTCCGGTGTGCAAAACATAAGTAACTCCTTTCTCAGCTTGCGGCCCCGGTTCCGCCCCCAGGCGGCTCGGAGCCGTAGAGGGCGTCGATGCTGCATTGCAGGACGGCGGCCAGCCGGGGCAGCTTGTCGGCGCTTGGCAGCGCCGTCCCCTGCACCCATTTGGTGATGCAGGAAGGCGATACTCCCATGGCGTCGGCCAACTGGATGCGCTGGATGCCCCTCTGCTCCATCAACTCGCAGATCCTCACCTCTTCACCCCCTCCAAATTTGGTGTTGTCCGAGACTGTTCGATGTGGTATGATAAATTTGACTAGAAGTGTAATGTAAGCGGATGTGATTGACGTGCCTACTACCCTTTTAACTTTGGCAGAGGAACTTGCCCCCTATGTAGTAGCTATTATTTCTGTTCTCGGTGTCGTGTTCACCGCTTACCATGAGCGGGCCTCTCAGTTAAAAGCGGCCTATTTTCAGAAGATGTCCGATGCTTATGAGCAGTACTTTGATGCCTTAGTACGTTATGTCTACAACGATCCTCCAACTGGAGGCACTTCTTTGGTCGTTGCCACCCATACCGCTGCGCTTTATGCGTCCGCAGAAATATCACACCACTTACAGCTACTGACAAAGATGGCTCTTTCCTATCGGCAGTCTGGCACCCCAGACATACATGAATTGACCGGATATCTCGCCGACTTTTCTGCCCGTCTCCACCGGGATGTCGCTTATTCTGCCTCTCAACAAGGGCGGCATCGGGGTTCCTAGCAGGAAATCCTATATCAAGGACTCGAATAGGCACATCAGGCTCTGGACGCAAAAACATCTTTATCATTCCCTAATCTTTGTCTGTGGGCGTTGCCGCGCCCTCTGGTTTACCTGTGGTTAAATCATAATCTCATTTTTTTCGATTGTCAACATTGTTTTCGCAATTTTATCTATTATCGGCAAGGTTAACAATTTCCAAATCTCAATTTTATCTATTTTATTCAGGTGGTGATCCCGATGGATACTGCGGAAAGGATATTTCAATTACTAGATAAGTCTGGCATGGAACAAAAAAAATTTGCTGAATTGATTGGTTCTACGGACAAAATCGTAAGCAAATGGCGCACGTCTGGTCTTAAGTCCTACCGGAAATACCTTCCGCAAATTGCAGAGGTTTTGAACACCACTGTCGACTATCTACTCAGTGGCGACGAAAAAAAGCCCGCCCCCACTCCGAAGAATGGGGACGAGCTGGACCGTGACACCATCATGGCGGCATTCATGGGTGGGGACATGGATATGAGCCCCGAGGAGAGAGACGCCCTGTGGGATGACGTGTACGAATACGCCAGATTCAAGGCCGAGCAGTGGAGGAAAAAGAAAGACCAGGAATGAATCTTTATGAGCTCTATGATTTTGCCGTGGATCAGGGTATTGATGTAGATTGGTACACCATGCCCTTCGCCAAGTCCTTCTCGATTTTCATTCCATCGCTTGACCGGCGTGCGATCGCGCTGGACCCGTGGAAATTCGAGACTGTAGCAGACGAGTTCACCACCCTGGGCCACGAGGTCGGTCATTGTATGACCTACAGCTTCTATAACCGCTGGGCGGCCTGCGATGTAAAGAAAAAGCATGAGAACCGGGCCGACAAGTGGGAAATCGAGCAGTTCCTTCCCCTGGACGCTCTGGAGGCCGCCGCGCACGAAGGCTGCACAGAGGTCTGGGATCTGGCCGAGCGTTTCGGTGTTACTGAGGATCTTGTCCGCAAGGCCATCTGCTGGTATAAGCATGGTAACCTTGCGGTAGATCAATACTTATGAATGTGTCCAACTTGGACACATTTACATTGGAGAAGAGGAGCGCAGATTATGGACTTTATCGATCAGTTAAAGCAATTTTCAAAGCGTGTCGAGAGCATGAAGGACTCCATTCAGACCGAAGAGGCTACGAAAACTGCGATCATTATGCCTTTTTTCTCCATGCTCGGCTATGACGTGTTCAATCCTCAAGAGTTCGTCCCTGAGTTTACCGCAGATGTTGGGATAAAGAAGGGTGAAAAAGTTGACTATGCAATCATCAGAGATGGTCAGCCTGTCATCCTCATTGAGTGCAAGTCCATTTCTGAAAATCTGGATCGGCATGACTCTCAGCTCTTCCGCTATTTTGGTACCACCACAGCAAAGTTTGCAATTCTCACCAACGGTATTATCTATCGCTTCTATACGGATCTGGACAGCCCAAACAAAATGGATGATGATCCCTTCCTGACAATAAATATTTTGGACGTTCGTGAGAACCAGGTTCCCGAACTCAAGAAATTTTCAAAGTCGGTCTTTGATATTGATTCTATTTTTAGTACAGCATCTGAGTTAAAGTACGTCCATGAATTTAAGCACGTCTTTACGGAACAACTGGATACCCCTGCGGATGACTTTATTCGCTTTTTCCTCCAAGGCTGCTACTCTGGCCCAAAAACACAAAATGTTATTGAAAAATTCCGTCCTGTCCTTCGGAAGGCCCTCAATGACCTTATCAGTGAGATGATGAATGATAAGATCAAAACTGCCCTGGGCGGCTCCGGTGGAAGTGTTTCCGTTATCGAGCAAAAGCCCGTTGACGATATTCCTTCTCCTTCTGAAGATTCCGTCGAGCAAGAGAAGCGAATCCCCAATATTGTTACAACGGAGG